GCTCTGTATCCCATCTACGAGGAGGCAGGACACAAAGTCAGTTCCTGTCCGCGCTACCACGGTCGTCGTGTCTACATGAGTCGTCGTAACCGTTGTAGCCGTCGTGGTATCAAGGTGCCAGTGACCATCGTTGCTGTTGTGGGTCAGGATTCCCGAATCAGCGGTGGTGGTCGCCACCGTCGAAGCCGTAGACGAGGATGTAGAGATCGTTTCTTGCAACGCTACGGCAATGTTCGTATACGAATAGGTCGGAACATAGACCGGGGGTGGCGGTGGGACGAAGTCGTCTACCTCTACAAAGTCTGGGAGAGTCTCACCGGCTTCTTCGGCGCTTACTTCCCCCGATTCCACAGCCTCCGTAAAGACCGTCCAGTCGATGAATCCTTCGGGGACTGCCCCCCAGTCTTCGTAGTAGCCGGGGTTGTTGGCTTGGTCGTAGTCTTCCCACGTTTCGTAGCCACCGGGGGCGTCCGCACAGGCTGAGGTGTCCCGACATCCGTCGTAGGGGTCCCAACTGGGCTCTGGTTCTTCCACTGGGGGTTCTTCCCACGGATCGCCCTCATCTTCAGGTTGCTCTTCCGCCTCAGGTTCTTCTTCAACCGGTTCTGTCGTTGGCTCTTCTTCAGTTTCAGGAGAGTCCTCCGGCCACTCTTCGTCCCCTTCTTCAGTTTCCTGTTCTTCTTCATCTACTTCCTGTTCTTCTATCTCGGGCTCGGGCTCGGGCTCTTCCTCTATCTCGGGCTCTTCCCACTCTATCCCTTCCTCGTCCTCCTCTTCTACCCCACTTTCGTCTTCCCACTCTTCTTCAAGTGTCTCTTCCCACTCCTCTTCCTCTATTTCAGGCTCTTCCCACTCCTCTTCCTCTATTTCAGGCTCTTCCCACTCCTCTTCATCCCACGGACCCTCTTCGCACTCGTCGCACCACTCGGCATCCTCAGGCCAGAACTCCTCTTCCCAGTCTTCCCATTCCTCTTCGGTGTCTAGCCAGAACTCCTCTTCCCAGTCTTCCCATTCCTCTTCGGTGTCTAGCCAGAACTCCTCTTCCCAGTCTTCCTCTTCCTCGTCTACCTCTAAGAACTCCTCCTCCCACTCTTCCCACGTTGTGGGGTCTTCCCACTCTTCGGCAAACTCTTCTTCCTCCCACTCTTCCCACTCTTCTTCTTCCCACTCCCATGACTCCGTCGGAGAAGGACCCCAGTCCTCCGGCCACTCTTCTAGCCCCTCTTCCTCCAGAATCCACTGTTCCTCGTCCTCTCCACTCCATTCATCCCAGTAATCATCCTCCCAGTACTCGTCAATCTCCATCTCTTCTACGAACTCAAATACTTCTTCTAGTTCTATTTCCTCGTTAAAGAACTCTAGGAACTCCTCCTCCTCAGCCTCAAACCACTCCTCGTCATAATCCACCTCTTCCCACTGCTCATCCTCCCAGTACTCAGCGTCCACGCTAAGTATGACCGCCACCAGATCGAAGTCATTGTCCGTCTCCAACGGTTCCCAGTCATCTATTTCCTCAATCTCTTCGACATACGTTTCCCCGAGAACCTCATCCAAGCGATCCTCGGCTACGGCTTGGAAGTACTCGGCGTCAGAAGCGACCCATGCTTCGATCTCCTCTTCCTCCTGCACCACCTCTGCCAGCACCTCGTCGTAGGTGATCTCTATTTGGACAGGTTGCATTACCGGTTCTGGGATAGGGCTATCTGGCTCATCCGATGATGGGGTAGTCGTCTCCACACGGTAAACAGACACGTCCACCGCCACCTCTGCCAGCACCTCCCCCTGTGCATCCTGAATAGACAGGTCCAACATCTCAGGCTCGGTGGCACTCACTGCCTCTGCGAACACCAGTTCGATCTGCTGTCCCTCGTCCAGTTCCACTTCAACTGACAGGGCATCTATGGAGATAGCAACCGTGGCTTCCTCAATCTCCGCAACCTGCACCGACTCCTCGGAGAACGAGAGGAGTGACTGGGGCTCCTCCTCTACGGCTACCTCCTCTGCTATGGGCTCCACCACAGCGGCTTCAATCTGAACTGACTTTTCTTCGTTAAGTACCAGTAGAGAGAACTTCTGTGGGGTAGGCTCTTCCTCTTCCTGTTCCTGCTCTGGAGGTTCCACCCCATTACCATCTGGAACTGGGCTGGGGGTTTCTCCTAAAATCGTGGCATCTGCCACAGCCTCCGGGGCTGGAACATCAATCTCCTCAACATCAGCGGTGAACGACTCCACGTCTGGTGGCAGGAACACCAGCACCGGGTCAGCCGTTGAGGGGCCAGATATCAGGTAGCGGTAGGTGGCACCGGGGATCTCATTGACGAAACCCTCGTCGTAATACCCCAATCTTTGACCACTCTCCGTGACTATCTTGAGGCTCATCTGCTTGCTTCCAGAGGCAGCAACCGTAAGCAGGGTTCCTGACTTGGCCGTCCCTTCCTGTGGGCAGAACCCACAGGTAAATGGGCCACTACGGACACTCATGGGTGTCAACTCCATAGTGCCCGTGCCACCAGACCACGCTGAGGCTTCCTCGGTGGGGTTCGTCGCTGCTAGGGCATACACCCAGCCGTCCTCATCCACATCAATCCATCGTTCTGCGGTAGGCCAGTTACTGTCGTAAATGTAGATTCGGTACCCGGTTGGGGTCTGTGACACCCGGTAAGGCGTGACGGCGTGGCCGCCCATTTCGCTGTAAATGCCGATTGTGAAACCGGTGTGGTTATTACCGGCCTCGGACTCAGCGAAGTCATACAGCAGTACTTCAGCAAGTTCCTTAGGAGACATCTTCAGGTAGGAGGACGCCTCCTGCTGAACCTCCACAGCGAACTGGGTGACGTACCAGTAGGCGATCTCCGACAGGAGCGCCGGGTCGGCCTGCACCAACTGGGAGACGGTGTCGGTCCCTTGGAAGGATGCCAACGTCTTCAGGTCCCCCGCCAAGCGGAGACTGAGAACGGCTAACCCCTCGCAGAGCCCTCCACGCATGGACTTGTTGGCCTGCGAAATCAACTGGAGGATCACCGGATAGGGCGTACACCGGTTGTCCGTCACATCAGAGCAGACCTGATCGTCCCCATACAGGCGGCGGGCCATGTTAACTGTCAGGTCAGCAGGGGCTTCACCCCCACCGAAGTTCTCAAAGGAGAAGGAATCAACCTCTGGTGTGAACGAAAGAGCGTGCCCAACTGGGGTGGGCTCCGGGGTGGGGCTATCTATGGTGGTGGTAGGGGGTGGGGGTATGGTGGTGGTAGACGGGGTAGGGCTATCTGGGACCGTCGTAGGGGGGGTAGTAGTGGTCTCTACCACTTCTGGGAATAGTGTAGAAGTACTAACTTCTTCTGAAACCCCGCCGGAAGAACACCCTGCAAAGAGGAGTGCCCCGGCAGTGAGTACCGCCGAGAAACGCCTCACTGTCGTTGCTTACGCCTATTCTGATACCAGAATAGCAACCCCAGAAGTACTAGGATAACCATAGCCACTAGGATTGCCGTCAGAGAGCCACCGGGGGCGTCTGAGGGGCTCAGAGACCAGTTCTTAGCCCCACCCCCCAGAAGGTCTCCCTCGGCCTTCAGATCGGCTACAGCGGCCTCTAACTGGTCAACCTGATACTGGAGGGCAGCCTCATCCGAAGATGAGTCCCACAGGAAGCCGAAGGCTCCGGTGATAGCAGCAGGTAGGCCCAGAACATAGGCGATGTTGTCCTTGGCCTTATCAAGCAAGGACTGTGCTGACTTTAACTGTTTACCTGCTGATGCCTTTGTTTCTGGGCCGGGGAGGTCTTGGAGGACCTCGTCAATCTTTTGTTTAGCGGTTTGTAGGGATTCTTGGTGGCCCATCGGGCACCCCCTTCAAATGCTATGTAGGACCCTATTCTACCTCAACCCATGAGGTCGTGTCTTCGTCCCAGACGTAGAACGGTGCCTCACCAACTACGCCGGGGTACGGGACGGGTGATTGCCAGTTCGTGTTCTCATCCAGCGTCCACGACGGGAACGGCTGGGGGACAAGAAACGCATCTGAACCAGCGTCGTAGATGAACCCGATACCAGCATATCGGTGACGCTGGTTACCGTGGTATGACGTTTGTACCCATGTTCCCGAATCGGGAAACAGGTCGTTGAGGAAGTCGATGCCCCGCTGCTCGTCCTCCACACCGTCAACAGTTGTTACGTCATTGTGGACAACGGTTACCTGCACAACGGTATTCGTTTCATCCAGTTCTGCGAAGTGTGCCATCAGGTAGTCCACCTGAGTATCACTATTCCAGAACCACCGTTACCAGTACCGTATCCCCAACCCCCTCCACCAGTTCCCGAACCGCTATTGGCGGCAGCGGACAGCGCCCCGGGACCCGACGATGCCGTGCCTCCACCGGCCCCACCGGCCCTATCCCGTGCAGATGCGGGTGTACCGTTGTTGCTCCACCCGCCACCACCACCACAACGTTGTACCGCTACACCTGTACCATAATCGTTTGTTGCCCCGTAACCGCCATTCCCAGCGTTGTAGTCAGTGGCGCTATGGCCTACTTGACCCGTGCCACCGCCGCCACCACCCCAGTCGTACCCCGACGGGGTAGCGCCATCCCCGGCACCCCCTGCAAATCCAGTTCCCGAACCAGTGTGGGAACCCCCAGCGGGAGTGTTATTGTCTGAGCCTCCGCCACCGCCGCACCCACCGGGGCGGCCAGCGCTTGCGTCGTAACCCCCACCGCCACCACCATTTGATAGGATGTTAGAAGCCCCAGAAGGTGTGAATCTACTATACGTACCATCAAACCCGGAACCAGTGTCGTAGAATCCCGTTCCAAGGCCGTTCGCGCCCCCACCGACCGCCACCACATGTGTTCCAACTGTAAGGCCAGAGGCCGTGCCTACATACTGAGCACCAGCACCACCGCCACCAGCACCACCGCCAGTTGGAACGGCTCCCGAGCCGCCCCCACCGATTATACAAAAGTCAATGTCTCGTGCGCCTGCGGTTATGACAAAGTTCCCGCCACCCGTGTATGTGAGGGACGTGTATGCCCCGTAAGTGGTTACTGTAGGAGAGCCTGTAGTGGTGTACTCCATTACCCCACCAGCACTACTAGCGACAACCCCGTGATCGGCTGGACGAATAACCATTAGGCCAAAGCCCCAATCAGCGACCAGACATCAGTCGCAGTCTTGACGAGTGTCACCGCCGCCCACTGACCGTCAATAGCCAAAGCAGCGTCCTTAGAATTGATTGTTACACCAGCACCCGCAACCAACGTCACGACACCAGCGAGAATACCCTGAAGAATGATCTGTGTACCGACAGCGAAAGCCACCGACGAGTTCGGCGGCACCGTGATCGTCTGCGCTGAACCGTTCGATGAGGTGACCATCTTGCCTGCATCAGCCAGAACAAACGTGTATGTCGTACCGGTCTGGGCGTTGAACGCCAACGGGGCAACCAGACCCACGACCGCACCAGTCATAGTGCCACCAGCCTTAGGCAACGCTGCGCCAGCCGTGGTAGTCGTAGAAGTCAGGATTGCATCCCTTGTGGCAATATCAACGCCGTCAAAGGTACTGTTGGTCGTTATAGCGCCTGTCATGGCACCACCCGCTTTGGGTAAAGCAGCGTCAGCCGTGGTGGTTGTAGAAGTCAGGATTGCGTCTCTTACTGCAATATCAACACCGTCAAAGGTGCTGTTGGTAGTTATTGCACCAGTCATTGCTCCACCAGTAAGAGGCAATACGTTGCTGGGCAGTGACGAGTACCCAAGCGAAGTCCACGCTGTCGACCCGTCACCAAACTTGTATTTGTCGGTGTCGGTTTCCATGGCGAACTCGCCTGCGGCAAGTGTCGGGTTGGCTGAGGTCCACGCTGCGGCAGTACCTCGTCTTATCTGAATCTGTACAGCCATGTGTGAATCCTAATCTGTGGCGGCGTAAGCCGTGTCGTAGGCGGTTTGCGCTTCTTCAGCGGTACCGCCACTGTCGATGGATGCCTGTCGGGCAGCCTCACCAGCCGTGACCTTGCGTGTGATTTTGGCGGTGGGTGGGTCTTCGGGCCACACGACCTCAGATACACGCGAGTACACCGATGGCAGATCCCGCAGGGCCTGCCTGTAGGTTGCCCATTCCTCAGCGGTGTGGTCACCAAGGGCGGCGTCAGCGATCTGGGTCCAGTCTGCTGCGGACAGCATCCCGTTGCGTTGCGATCTGACCATGTTCATGTCCAGATCAGAGGCTTCAGCCCGTGCGACCAGTTCTGCTTCTTCAGCGTCTGTCAGGTCGTAGTAGACCCCGTTGACAACCTTCTGTCTTGGCATAACTATGCTCCTGTAACTCCATATAGGGTGAACGTGCTGTATTGGATGTAGTCGCCGCCGCTCTTGGGGGTCAACGTGATCTGATTTATGGCAGCCGTGCTATCCCACAACCCCGCCGTCGTAGCCAATTTCCATGTCGCGTCTACCGCTGAGGCGTTTTCCATCGCACATTGGGCTGACACCTGCTTGTAGCCCGTAGTGTTCGCATAGTTCGGAATCCACAACTTCATAGCGCAAAAGGTGTCTGCCGCAAGAGGCGCACCACCAACGATAAGATTTTCGATCTTCGTTGCACCAGCGTTTCGGTTGCTGTAAACCGTCGCACTCACGGCATACAACTGTGTACTGGAATAGTTGGCGCCACTATCGCCGTTGATCGTAAGCCAATGATCGTCCCAAATGGATGCATTGTCTGTGCGGGCTGAGACTTCCAGCATCAGGTGGTCGTAGGACGACGCGATGCCTGTTTCGGACCATGACGCAGCGCCTCCGACACCGAGTTCGGTGTGGTCGATAACAGTGAAAGCAGCCATCAGGCACTATTCAATCCGTAGAGGGTGAACTCGCAACCACGGCTGAAACTTCCAGCGTTAGGTGTGAACAAGATGGTGGTAATCGCCGCCGTGTTATCCCACAGCCCCGACCCGAACTGGACCCGCCTATCACTGTGAGGCAACGCACTCCCAGCCATAAGACTGCATGTCGTGTTCTTGTTCGTGTTCGCATAATCAAGGATGTCCATGATAAACGAGGCGTATTCGGCCGGAGGCAGCGACGACCCGTGCATACCGTCACTCGTCTGGATGTACGCCGCCCCCGTTTGGGCATACGCACCAGCGGACGAAGTTGATCCACGCATGTTGTGGTTGCTGTAGTTGGTTCCCGTGTCACCGTTGAGGTTGATTTTCAATCTCATCGCATACACCAGTTCGGTGCTGCGAAGCGACGCCCGCAGTTGCAGATGCTCATACGTCGCAGGGATACCAGAGAACGTCACCGTCGCAGCATCAGCCTCCAAATACTGGGTGGCGATTGCCTCAATAACAGCCATCAAGCCACCATCCTGAACCGAGGATTCGTATGGTGACTCATGCGGTCACCATCCGAGGTAGAACACCGAACAGGTCGAACACGGAACCTGTCGGCCAGTTGCCCGTATTAGGCGACAACGTAACCTTGTTGATCGCTGCTTGCGAGTTCCAAGTATTAGCACCAAGTCTTATAAACCCGTCACCGTCGGAGTCCGAAGCGGCCTGAGTAATAACCGACTTGTATTTCCCGCTGTTGATGTCGAATACATGACCTATCCATGCAGAAAACTCGTTGGCTCCCGCCGATGAACCCAGCGTCCGAACTGACACGCCAGTAGAAGTACCAGAACCAGCGGTGGCGGCACTACCGTCCCCTATCATATTCTGGTATGGGTAGTTGCTGCCCGAGTCATCGTTGAACCTCATATAACCGTTGTCGTATATCGCAACTTGGTTCCCGTGTGTGTACGCGATCACGACCAGATCCATGTACTGGGAGAAGTCACCCGTCTGACCGTCGTCGGTTGAGATCCAATTGACCGAGGCAGCGGGCAGCGACAGGGATGCGTGGGCGATACCGACCCATGCCTCACCGTCAGTGAGAACACCATCAACAATGTACGCTGGATCAGCCATTATGCGGCCACCGCGTATCGGATGATGACAATGCCCGTACCGCCGATGTAGTTGCCGCCACTATATACACCACCAGCGCCGCCACCACAGTTCGGGGTTGGCCCCATTTCGCTGTCGCCATCGCCGCCTCCACCTGTACCACCCGAAGCATCAACCAGACCTGCACCACCGCCACCACCACCGTACAGTGGGGTCGCTGCACCTATCCCGTATCCCGTGGCGCCGTTACCACCCGCCCCTGCCGTGCCAGCAACGGCATCCGCACCAGCGGCGCCGTAACCACCACCGCCGCCGCCTGAACGGTCTGGGTGCGATGTCCCAGCCCCCGCACCGCCAGCGTAGCCTTGGCTGCCAGTTCCAGCACCACCTGCGCCCGCCGCACTAGCCCCACCCGCAGGTCCACCACCGCCAGAACCACCTGCTTGGCCCGCAGCGTCGTTGACTGCCCCGCCGTAACCACCATAGGCCGCCGTGACCCCCAACGCTGTGCTGTTCTCAGCGTAAGGCAGGGTTGCGTTGCCAGTCCCACCCGCACCGACAGCAATCGTATACGTTCCCGCACTCACAGCCATACCCGTGCCCGTCTGAACACCGCCAGCACCACCGCCAGCACCAAAGCCCGAACCGCCACCGCCACCTGCGACAATCAGATAATCCACATCAGCCGCACCAGCAGCAACATAGAACTTGCCTGAACCACGGAACGTATGCACACGGTACGTCGTACCAGAATCAACGTACTGCGTGATGATCCCACCAAACGCCGTCAAAGGGTCGCCGCCAGCACCGGCAGCCGCCATCAACCCGAACTTGGCGGAACCTACAGGCATTAGGAGAAGTCCTGTCCTGACACTGCTCCGTACCAGAGCGTTCCAGCGTCGATGGTCGTAAAGACGAGGATGTCTGTACGACTAGCAGTAGTAGTAAGAGTAGGTGCGGTCCCGCCAGCCCACTTCACCGAACCCGGCCAAGTAGCCGTGCGTGAACCGGTCCCGTCCTGATTGAGGAACAGGGTGAACGAACCCGAGGTCCCTGTGGCGGGAGGATTTGAGAAAGTGAACGTGCAGTTCGCCGTCAGGGTCACGTTGTGGACGTTGCCGTCAGTCAAATCAATCGTGTCCGTCGCCCCAGATGTGGCGTTGGCGACACAGGTCTCCCCAACGTCCTTGAGGACCGGGGCGCTGATGATCTGGTCTGCGCCGACAATCGCCCCTGAAAGAGTGCCGCCAGCCTTCGGCAACGCTGCGGCAGCAGTAGTAGTCGTAGAAGTTAGGATTGCATCTCTTGTGGCTATGTCTACGCCATCAAAGGTACTATTAGTCGTAATAGCACCGGTCATGGCTCCGCCAGCAAGTGACAGTACATTGCTGGGCAGGGAGGAGTAGGACAACGAGGTCCACGCCGTAGACCCGTCACCAATCTTGTACTTATCCGTATCGGTTTCGATAGCGAACTCGCCCTGAGCCAGCGTGGGGTTGTTGGTCGTCCAGTTGCTGGCGGTGTCTCGCCTTAACTGTATTTGTACAGCCATTACTTACTCCTAATCGGTAGCGGCGTAAGCCGTGTCGTAGGCGGTTTGCGCCTCTTCAGCGGTGCCGCCGCCATCCACTGACGCCTGACGGGCCGCCTCGCCTGCTGCTGCCTTGCGAGTGGCCTTCGCAGTGGGCGGGTCTTCGGGCCACACCACTTCAGACTGACGACTGTACGTTGCTGGTAAGTCTCTGAGAGCCTGCCTGTACGTCGCCCATTCTTCAGCAGTGTGGGCACCTAGAGAGGCATCATCCAGCCGTGTCCAGTCGGAAGCCGCTAGAGCGCTGTTACGCGGACTCTTGATGAAACTCATGTCAAGATCATATGACTCATGGGCAGCATCTATCTCAGACTCTTCTTCTGCCGTAAGGTCCATATAAACCCCATCTACAACTTTTTGTCTTGGCATTTCTAACTCCTAAGCGTCGTTAGTCACGCCGTACAGCGTGAACGATGAATACTGAGCAAAATCACTGCTTGCTCCCAGTATCTTGATTCGATTGATTGCAGCCGTGCTGCTCCACATTCCTGCGGTGTAGTAGACATACCATTCGTTGGTACTCGTTGTAAGCCCACCGGCTCCGTTATTTATCACTACGGTTTTAAAGTTTGAAGTGCTCGCATAGTTGGGCACCCACATAGTGAATGTACCGAAGGCACTTGCAGTATTGGTGGCACCCGGCATTCGTGGATATGCAGCCACAGTTGGCTGACTACCATTTCGTTCCACCGATACGGAACCGGCGTGTTGTTGAGTGTAATAGTTGGCGTAATCGTAGTTGGTGGTTCCTGAATCGTTGTTGAACTGAACCTTGTACGAGGATATCTTTTCGGAGGCGCTACCTCGCGCTGAAGTGACAACGTAAAGGTGGTCATACGCGGAAGATATACTCGTTATATCCACCAAGGTGGCATTACCGGAACTGAGTTCGGTGTGATTGATAACAGTGAAAGCAGCCATTATGACGACTTCAATCCGTAGAGGCTAGCCGTAGTGCCTCGCTTGACATCGCCGCTACTCGTCTGGAACCAAATCCTGTCAACGGCACCCGTGTTATTCCACAGACCGTGATTGTTGAAGCCAATGGCACTCACATCTGTGGCGTAATGATACTTTCCGCCAAATACTGCTCCACACATTATCTCTGTGGTGGTGATCTTGCTGGTATGGGCGTAGTCCATGATGGTCATACGGACAAAGCCGAAACAAGGTTCGCCTGTCCAGTTGCCACCCGACGGGGTGTACGTCGTACTAATGCCATAGTTGGCTGTGTACGCTGCTGGCCTCGGAACCGTGTCGTTGCTCTTTATCTTTATGTAGTGGTTCACATAGTTGCTACCCGTATCAACCGCTCCACCACCAGTGCCGAAACGCAACAATGTGTGTTCCATCGGGGTGCCTCCATCCCCTCGGTTGGTTATGTGCAACTCCAAATGCTGGTAAGTAGATGGGATGGATGTGAACTCAATACTGGAAGCATCATTCTCCAATATCACTGTGGCAATTGCTTCGATAACAGCCATTATGCGTTCACCATTCTTGGCAGGATACCGAATAGGTCGAAAGTAGAACCTGTCTTGAAGTTGTTAGTGGAAAGGGAAAGAACTATTGAAGAGAGATTGAGGTCATGTCCTCCGTATAGACCACGCCACCCAGAAAAGATTGTGGCAACATAGTCACTGCCTCCTGAGGCACCCAGATTTCCGACTCGGGACGATGCGTTTTTGAACTTGGTATTACAGTTGATGTCATAGAAATAACAGACCGTGGTGGCGAAGGCATTAGTCGGCTGACCATCTGCGGCAATCGCTCCGACGAACATCAAACTAGTCTTAAAGTTCTGCCCAGTGGCACTTCCCGACCCGGTGTAGTACAAGCGGTGACTTTCGTAACTGCCCCCATCTGTGGAAGTGTTTGAATCACTGTTCAACTTCGCGTACATTGTCACTCCCCCAGTGCCCGTATAAGTACCCCGTCCTGAGACTATGAGAACTAGGTCCATGAACTGGGACCAGTCCTTGGAACTTCCGTCGTTGGGTGATGTAAACGTGACTGTTGAAACGTCCGACGCCAACGTCTGTTTACTGAGGCCAATCCAAGCCTCTCCATCTTCCAAAACTCCACCTGAGATATAACTGGGGTCAGCCATGACTACACCTCATACCTGATGACGACAATGCCTGAACCGCCATAACCACTATCCCGAATATAAGTGTCGGTGCCACCATAAGCCCCACCACCACCACCTGAACTTGGTCTGCCCCCTTCTCCGGGCATTGCAGTCTGCCTCGCAGCACCGCCACCGCCTGAACCACCAACGCCATGCGTATCACCAGTTTGGTATGACGCTCCACCACCCCCACCCGCATAGGTCGGGTTAGTAGCGGTGCGACCAATGCCGGTTGCTCCTGCACCACCGGCACCACCCGTGTCCGATGATGCGTCGACTCCAGCAGCGCTCTTGCCTCCACCACCACCGCTTGCACCAGTGTTTTGGTAAGTGCCTCCTCTGTACCCATCGCCACCATCATTGCCTTGACCGGATGTACCAGATCCACCAGTGGGCGTCCCGCCCGAATAGCCAGAACCGGCACCGCCACCGGAACCACCACTACTAGCATTGTTGTTAGAGATAGATCCAGCCCCACCACCAGTTGCGGTCAAACCAAAGGCAGAACTGTTGGAGCCACTAGCACCGTTGTAGTTCATAGTGCCACCCCAGCCTCCCTTTCCGACAACAATCGTGTACGTCTGAGCGGTCACGGTGTGGCCTGTGCCTGACAACATGCCACCGGCACCGCCACCACCGGCTGATCCGGCATAGGTGCCTTGGGCGTTACCCCCACCGGCAACAATCAAGTAATCCACATCAACCTCGTTATTTACCACATAAAACTTCCCCGAACCTCTGAAGGTATGAACCCGGTATGTCGTTCCAGAATCGGTGTATTGCGAGATAATCCCACCGAACGCCGTCATGCCACCACCGGCTGATCCGGCTGCTCCTAATAGGGCTACTCGCCCAGCACCAAGAGGCATTAGGCCATCGCCAACCCGGCGGCAAAGCCGTACCAGATGACGCCACCATCAACGGTCAGGAACGTCAGAATGTCCACGCCTGAAGCAGTCAGAGTGGGTGCCGTTCCACCAGCCCAATCAACAGAGGTGGGCCAAGTCAGGGTGGCGCTCGCCCCATTGGTGACGATCAAAGTGAACGACCCGGCACTACCCGTCGCCGGAGGGTTGGTGAAAGTCAACGTCTGGGCACCGGACAGCGTGTAGGTCTGCACGTTCCCCAGAGAAAGGTCCACGGCATGTGCTGCCATAGCCACCTTGGTTTCGGCGTAATCCTTCATCACCGGGCGTTGGAGAATCTGATCGGCAGCGTCAACTGTGCCTGACAGGGTTCCACCAGCCTTCGGCAACGCTGCACCAGCCGTGGTGGTTGTAGAAGTCAGTATTGCGTCTCTTACTGCGATATCAACACCGTCAAAGGTGCTGTTGGTTGTGATCGCACCGGTCATTGCCCCACCAGCAAGTGGCAGTACGGTGCTAGTCAGAGCAACCGTTCCTGTGCTGTCGGGCAGGGTGAGTGTGCGGTCTGCGGTCGGGTCGGTAACCAGAAGGGTGGTCTCATAAGCATCGGCAGTGGCACCCTCAAAGACTATCCTGTCCTTCGCCAGAATACTGGCAGCGTCAACTGTAACGGTGGTACCAGAGACAGTCAGGTCTCCGGTGATGCGGGCAGAACCTGTCACATCAAGGGCGACAGTGGGCGTGGTCTGGTTGATACCTACCCGGCTATTGCCAGAGTCGACCTTCAGCACACCGGGATTGAGGGACACGCCATAGGCGGTCCACTTCTCGCTATCCCACTGCCACTGCTTACCGCTTACGGTATGTATGTCACCCGTGGTTGGGCTGTTTGGAAAGTCAATTGCCATTACGCTGAGGCTCCTCCGTCAAGAGCGGTTAGGCCACCGAATACAGTGCCCGATTGCCCTCCGTCGATATTGAATACTAAACTGAAGTTTGGTTCTTCTATGGCGTGACCCATTTCTACCCAAGTACCATCGTACCTGATGAATGTCCTGCCTGTATCAGACTCAAACCAGAACTGTCCGGGGTCCGGGGAGGTGGGTGCAGTATCAGAGGCTGTTAGTAGCAGATTCTCTGCTGCGTGACCGAGTTCAACCCACTGAGACGAGTTGGCGTCCGTGTAGTATATGAACGTCTTACCAGTATCCGACTCAAACCAAACGTCTCCAACGGTGGCACTAGCGGGAAGAGTGTCACCGACCTTGAATGACTGTCCATCGCTGGCGTGTCCTAGTTCAACCCAAGTGCTGTCGTAGTAGATGAAAGCCTTGCCGGAATCGGACTCGTACCACAGGTCCCCCAGTGTGGGGCTTGACGGGGCAGCATCGGCAGCGGTGAACTTGTTGGTGTTGGCGCTACGAGCCCAGTAGGTGCCATTCCAAACCCAAACGGTATCCCCAACGGTCTTGGTATCGTTGACAGATGGGGAGGCAGGAAAGTCGATAGCCGCCATTAGACGCCGCCTCCGTCAAGGGTGGGCGTCCCGCCATAAGAACTGCCGGGGACACCCCCATCCATGTTGATGAAGAACTCATGTGAGGAATCGACACTCTGGCCGAGTTCCACCCACTGCGAAGTGTTTGCATCCGTGTAATACACGAGAGTGTTGCCGGTGTCTGACTCAAACCACAGGTTGCCTGCGTCAGGAGCGGCGGGGGGCGTCTCGGAAACGGTCAGGCTTGCCCCACCGCCAGACACTTCCTGCCATGCACCACTGGACCGGAAATAGAACGTGTCGTTCGTGGTGTCTACAGCAAGAGCACCATTGGCTAAGGCTGTGGAGGGAGCACCGTTGGTAGCCAATGTGACTACCCCGAGGGCGGCTTCAAAGGTGTCGTCGGTCTTTAGGACATTTGCCGCAGAGCGGTAAAGGGTTGCATCACCACTAGCAGACCCCGTACCCCATGTAATCTTGCCGCCAGCATCCATTGACATACGGGCATTGGAGTCTCCAGCAACTTTGGTGCGGAGGGCCTCCGAAGACGCTGACGCTTGGTCATCAACAGATACAACGGTCTTGAATGATCTAGCCACGGCCTCAACCGATCCTATGTACTTGGTAGCCCCTCAGGACTAACCTATAATAACAACCTTGTAAGCGTTGGACGCTGGTGCGGACGCAAAGGTCAGGGTCACTGCGTTCGTGCTCGTGCGGTCCACGTCACAAACCACTGTTTCCTTGGTGGAAGCGTCGTAAACCTCAACCACGACATCATCTGTAGCAAGGCTGTGTGTTACAGCGATTGCTGTAGCGCTGCCGTCCCCAATGGTTCCCGTGACCTTAGTGGTCGCTCCGAGATTGGTTCTGGCTGCTGCTGCGGTAGAGGCCCCGGTACCACCGTGGGCGACTGCAACATCTGTTGCCGCCCACGTACCGGTGGCGATTGTGCCAACCGTCGTAAGAGAGGAAGTAACGATTGTGCTGCCCAGAGTGGAACCAGACAGGACGGTGTTGGCCCCGATGTTGTAGGCGAGCACACTGACGGTGCCCTGCGTGCCACTGAAGACCTCTGAGGTGTTAGTGGCATCGGGGATGTAGGTGAAGAATCCGGTGGAATCGTCGTATCCGAAGTAACCGACCTTGGCAGCCGAGCCAGTGTGGTAGCGGAACTCAATACCACGATCCTTGTCGTCGTCCGACGACGGGGCGACATCCCCACCCAGAGTGAAGATCGGATCGTCAACCGTGATGGTGCTGGAGTTGACGGTAGTAGTTGTACCATTGACTACGAGGTTGCCTGTAACGGTAAGAATGCCACCGACAGTGACATCATCTGGCTGCCCAATGGTCAGGGTGCCAGCGGCGTCATCGTAGGAGACGCTAACCTCGTTAGCGGTACCGGCAACAAGGGCACCTGCTACGTCCTGAACGGCCTCGGTGAAGTCGGTTACAGCCGTTGAGGGAATGGCTATGGTCGTAGTAGCAGCGGCGGTTAGGCGTCCCTGAGCGTCAACAGTGAATGTGGCTACTGCGGTGGCGCTGCCATAGGCAGCAGCGGTCACAGCAGTATCAGCAAGAGCAATACTAACTACCCCGCTGGTTCCCCCACCACTCAGCCCAGTTGATGCAGTGACGCCAGAGATATCACCGGCAATGTTTACCCAAGCCGTTGCGTTTCGGAAGTAGACAGTGTCATCGACAGTGTCATAGTAAATCTGGCCTTCAACCGGGCTACCGGGAGCCGTTGCCAGATTCTGGACACGGGCGTTCTGGAGTTCGTTCTTGTTGAGATCAAGATTGGTAACGAACTTCATTGCCATTGTTGGAAACCTCTAAGAGAAATATGCCTTCCCGGCGAAGGCACTACTAAAGGATACCACGATTTGATCTACGCTAGAGTAGGTAACTGTACCCACAACTATGGTTCCAGCACTGTCCACAACCGACACACCTCCGGGCTCATATCCCAAGTTATGGGTAATGGTCCATGTAGCGGAGGCACTGCCTTGAGTGTGCTTATACCGTCCACCTATTGGTATGGTCAGGTTTAGAGTCTGTGTGGGAGCAGTCCCAGTGATTGTTGCTGCCGCTGGTCCCGTGCCCACTGTTCCTATTGCCAAAGTGTTTGCAGGACCGGGCTTGCCGGTGGCTGCTACCGAAACTACGCTTGTTTTCCCCTCAGTGACAACAGAGGCTGTCTTGGTCTTGGTGACCGTGACTGTTTCGGAGTTATGGGGCATGACTAATAGGGATTACTGGAAGTTGCGGCTTCAACTACTAGGCTCCCGGCGGCTAGGACATCCCAGTCCCCGGCAGAATCCTGTATAAACAGATCATAGGAGTAGGTGCCTGCGGCCACGTCATTCTTGTCAGAGATATGCAGGTCCAGTGTGGCCGTAGCAGTCTCCGAAACAATCAGGTAGCCCCTAGTGTTCGCAGGAGTTAATGCAACAACCGTTGCCTCTGTGGGCTTAGACGCATACCACCGGAGGTCCACGACGGTGGCGCCCGCAGCGGTCTTGGCCTGCATGTAGGCAGACTGCACAGCCTGAACCGCATCGTCTGAATCCTTCCAAGTGAAGGTACGATAGAAATCTGTTTTCTGTGTGTATCTGAGTTCCAAGGCTTTAGAGTCCTCCTCCGGTGTCACCCGGTCTTCGTTAGAAACATTGACCAGACCTTTGCTGACCTGCTTTTCAACGTCTGCCCCATACAGTTTACACGTTGCGTATACGTCGTATGCGAGTTCCCCCGTAGGGAGATCCTTGGTCTGAGCGGCGGTAAGCGACAACGACACGCCGTTCTCACCCGTGACCACTGCCGTAACTTCCAGTACTGAAGTCGTGCTCGTCTGGATGTACGCACGGGCCGTAGCGGGAGTCACAACCCGATGGGACCTTCTGTCCTTGATAATGAGCAGCCTCTCCCACGGAAGGCCACGGACAATGTCGTAGTTTACGTACCAGACCATAGTATTAGTTTATCACTCCTCGGCGTCATCCTCGTAAAGTTGGCTTTCGGGGGTACCCTCAATGTCTAGCAAGAGGCGGTCCACGTCATAGTCTTCAATCTCTTGTGAGAATCTTTCCGCCAGCACGTTCTCCTGCCACATGGGGTCCTTCCCCACTGTCACATTTATCGTTTCCCACTGGGGTCCGTCTGGTGCTGGCATATGCTTACCTCATCACCTGTAGTTTTACTTCCCATTGGCCTCCAGAGCCAACTTTCAGTATGGACAGGACCGTAATACGTTTGTAACCTTGAGCCTGAGCCAGACGGACGGCCTGCTCCCGAGCATCATGGAGCATCGGCGTGTCCACCGTGAACGTAACGATCATGTCCCCATTGTACTACTATATGTAAGTGCAGTTGCCCAGTATCGTGGTCTGTGGTCTACCAATGCTGACCGTACCGTGGGGATGCTGGGAATGTGAGGTCTTCTGGGTGGCCCCCAGAACTGCTAGGACTTCCGATTGTTGGATGTGCAATAGTCTAGGGCACAAATACACGAAGAATCGCTCTACCGGATGGGGCAGGACCCACTAACGCAGTCGTCGTCCAGCAGTTCACTCGTACCCCCCTGAAGGCCCACACGATCATCCGTCAGGTGGCTCCTCATCTCCAGATACTCCCCTTCGGTGATCTCCTCCAGCGGAGCCTGAACGAACCCGTGTTCGGAGTGCAGCAAGAAAGAAACAGACTTCATGGTAGACCAGTTCTCCCTCAGGTACTCCTTGACGTGTTCAAGTTCCCCCGGACGGATGTAGATGGTGACTGACACGGCATTATCAGCCCACACCTCCTGAAGATTGCGCTGTAGGTCCATCTGCTCAATGGCCGAAACGTGTTCAGCCAAGACGGTCCCGGTTGGAAACTCACACGGGAACTCCACCAGTTTGGTGCGATCAGACACCGTGCCATCTAGGTTCTTTACCCACTCCACGTTGTACCCCTTATCGGCACAGTACTGTAGCAGTGGGTCACCAACAGACATCCTGACACGCCGAATGTGGTGGCGGCTGTAGCCGGGATGCACCCCCGGAGTTACCCCAGCGAGAAGTGACAGTGTCCCACTGGGCTTGACCGTGGTGAGGCGCTTGGACACAGGCCACCCATTCTGCTCAGACCATTCCTGATCAAGCCTACGAAGGTTCTCGTAGGCGGGCGACAGCCATCCAAGTTTACCAGCGGACTGTGCAATGCCTGTGACACCCAGCCCCAACCTCATATTCTTACTGGTGATCTCATCTGATTCTCGGTCAAGGTAGGACATCGCTGCGATAGCCTTCTGGACCTTATATAGCAATCCTGTGATGTCCATGAACTCTGCTTTAGATTCCACGTTCGGAAGAAAGACCTCGCAGAGATTGCAAGATTCACGATTCGCCAGACCAATCTCCGCGCATGGGTTGGTTCCAACAATGCTTTGATCGGGCAGTACCTCTGGCACACGACCGAACATGCGACTGGCCGTAAGGTTAAACAGTCCGTAGGGTTCACCATTTCCGCTGTATCCCTCCCAGAACTCCTCAGAGAGTTCATTGATGTCATCAACAACTACAGAGTTGTTTGACATTGCTCGGTGCATGGGGATCGTTCCCAGATCCCACCGCTTGGCGTTCAGGTAGTCTACATCATTCGGACGCCCGAGGGCAATCTCGGCTGATCTCCTCACGTTACCAGCGACTACCACGGACCCAATGATGTTGCCGATGTCCAAGACCTCCACAGAGGTCAAGTGTCGGCCAACCGCCCCATTGAGCACAGCCGTGATCTTCTCAATGCCCTCCACCAAGATGCCGGGGCCGGACGCCTTTCCCCCGAATGTCCGTATGGGGGCTCCTGTGGGCCGTATGAGGCTCGTGTTGTAAGTCAGGTAGGTCGGGTCGTCTTCACCACCCAGATACGTCCTGAGGGCCTGTAGGAGGGCCTGAGACCATCCCTCGCGCTTGTCGGGCACTATGTAGTCGGCATCAGACTCATTGAGGTGCTGTACGGTCCCCTGACGAACCCTTCCCAGAACCTCCGGGGCTGACACTGAGAACCCAACGCCCCCACCCAGCATGAGCCTCTCAAACATCCATGAGAAGTCCTCAGGCTTGGTGAGGTCCACGAACCAACAGTTGACGAGGGAATCCCCCCCTAGACGTTCGTTGTTGGGGGTTCCCAACTGCCAGAGCATCCGGCCACCGACGCTGGCCTTCAGGTTGAACATATAATCGAACAGGCGTTCGGACTCACCCTCCGTCAATCCAGCCCCGATACCCT